CCACGATGGCTTTGACGCAGGATCAAGACCACGCCAAACACTAGAAACACCATTGAGGCTGTTGGTGGTTGTGACCAAACTCATTGGAGCTATTGCCCCATCTGGTGCGACGTTAGTGCCAGAGGCTGTGTACTCGTAGCCCGTTCTATAGCGATACGAGTTAATGACCTCATTGACCTTGGTCTTTGTGGTCGTTGTTGACTTGAGGGTGCCCTGCTGAAAGTTAGGAACAACCGGGACAGACTTTGCTTCTGGAGCGGCAAGCGCAATGACGCACAGAACGCCCCAAGCAATCCAAAGTCCTGTCCACATCACTTAATGGTGAGTTCCGAGGTCAGCTGTCCAATTGCCAAGGTGTTGGCTCCACCGGCAGTAATGGTCATTGCTCCATCTGAGGCGATGGTGCCTGCCAGATCGCCTGCCGTACCAGCGGCAGTGGAGGTTACGCTGCCAAAGTTTGGAACGGCTCCAACAGTCGGTGCTGATGTTGGAACGGCATCAGCCTGGGTGTAGCTCTGGCTAAACGAGAATGCTTCGCCAGGAGTGTCTTGAGTGGCTGCAATCGTGCCAGGAGAGTAAACACCGCTGGTAATTGTTCCAGCCGAAATGGTGTTTGCCGTGGTGCCATCAGTTGTATCAACACCCGAGCCTGAGATGCTGAATGAACTGCCGATTCTGTCTGCGGTTGTTACCGCGCCACCAACTTGCAGTGAAATTGATGACATGATTTTGTGAGTCAGGTCAGCACGAGCAGGCGAAGCGGCAGCAAGTGTGATCCCCAATACCAAAAGTGTGCGCTTCATTTGATGCCAGCTTTGGTGTCTTTATTGTCAATGATATTCGGTTTCTTATTGGTGTTTCCATTGCTCTTGCGTTCGATGCCAAACGAGGCCATGGCTCCAGTCAGCAGTGAGGCGACAAACGTGTTGTCCATTTTCATCTGGGGGAAGAACCCTAGATAGGAGACGGTGAGGAGCGTGGCACTCCAGACCAAGACAGCGCATTTGACGACATCAGCCACGCTGACGCCTTCCTTTTCGTGCTGATCTTCAGGATTGGAAGCCATAGCAGAACATAGCTACTGTTACAGGGTAACGAAGTCAGGCAAATGCTTCTAATCCTCAAGCCGATTTTGATGACCGCTTGGAAATCACGGGCGTTCAAGGAGCTGATTGTGGCGATGCTGGAGAAGATTGTTGCAAGGACTGACAACGATTTGGATGATTTGGCAGTGAAGCACGTGCGTGAAATGCTGTTGCCTGACACAAGAGTTGAAAAGTAGGTGGCGTCCGGCATTATCCAGATGACCTTGCTGCTAATGGCTATGGGTCTTGCCCTACTGCCGTTTTTCCAGTTTTTTCGTGGCACGCCCCATCAGCTGGCTGCAATTAAACAACTTGAGGAGTCAATGCCGCCGGAACTACTGGAGGAGCACGAAGCTGATTGGTTTCAGGCGTGGAAGGAGAGTGGGTATGACCAGCAGATCTTCATGCCCTACTTCAAGCAGCTCGACAACAAGACTGGAACGGGATACCGCGAGTGCTTCAGTTCAGCAGCTGCGATGGTGGCAGCGTTTTATAAAAAGGTTCAGACGGATGATGAGTACAACAAGATCCGCGCCAAGTACGGAGACACGACTTCCGTAGAGGCTCAGTTAGCAGCGTTGCGCAGTCTTGGCTTGGAAGCTGAGTTCCGAAAGGATGGTGATGCTGACATGGTGGAGCTTGAGATTGAGGCTGGCAGACCAGTGCTGGTTGGCTGGTTGCACGCCGGAAACATGCTTTTAGGCGAACCACCGATGTGCAATGGCCTGGGCTGTGGTCATTGGAGCGTTATCAGTGGTTACGCGGGCAAGAAAAGCAGCGATCCAGAGTGGATCATGCAAGATCCGAGAGGCTATCCCGAGATGGAGAAGGGTGGCCACAGCAATCCACACCTAGGGCGCAATGTGCGTGTAAGGCAGGCTGCGTTCCATCAACGGTGGCAGGTTGAAGGGCCTAGGACTGGCTGGGTGATCCTCGTTAATGAGTGAGTTTTATTGGGTCTGGGCGTATATCACTGCGTTTTGGACAACTGTTGTTGTGCAGTGCGCTAAGCCGGTGAATTGGGATCAGTGTTCACGGGTGAATGATTGGCTGGTGCCTTGGGTGCGAGACGTGACTGAGATGTACCAAAAAGGTGCGTATCACAGCGAAAGGGAGATTTTGGGGCAAGATCAGTAGGATTGATTTTTGCGTCCTTCGGATGGCAGTTCTGTGTGATTGGGAGATCAAGGCTCGTTGCGAGAAGGGCCAGATGGTTGTTCCATTCAATGAGGAGCTGCTGAATCCAGCCAGCCTTGATTTGCGGCTGGGTGACTATTTGATGGTGGAGAGCATCTATAGCCCTGATCTGGTGCGTATCAACATCGCTGATAAGACAGAGGATGACCCGTTCATGCTTCAGTCCGGCGAGTTTTGCTTGGCTGAAACACTTGAGCTGTTTAACCTGCCCGACGACATCAGCTGCCAATTTGTTCTCAAGTCAAGCCGCGCACGATCTGGTCTTAATCACCTGCTTGCTGGCTGGTGCGATCCAGGCTGGCACGGAAGCAAACTGACGCTTGAGCTGAAGAATGAGCGGTTGCATCATGCTTTGCCGTTGTGGCCTGGCTTGAAGATCGGTCAGATGGTGTTTCATGCGATGTCTAACGCTCCAATGCGCAGCTACGCGGAGACAGGTCACTACAACAACCACTTGACAGTCATGCCGTCCGTGGCATGAATTGATAAGAATCTTCAGGGCTATGGGCTGGGCTGACTGGATGGTCGTCAACCAAAGCCTTGAAGAGGAGTTGGAACTGGAACGTACCGTTCGAGACGTTCAGAGCTGTGGCGACGAGGATGCTTTAAAGCAGTTATGCGTGTCACTGGTGCGGACTAACTGGCATCAGGCCAAGCTGCTAAAGCAAGCAGTAGGCCACATTGGTCAGTTTGACGAGTCGATGTCTTGGTCTGACTGAGGGGCTTCTGATCCCAAGGGTTTGGGTTTTAGGCCGCGACCGACAAGCCTTGCGTTGACTCCACGCTGATAGTTGTCTTTGTCTTTGTCGGATGCTTCTTGGTACGCAGAGTCGCCCCAGGATCTTTCTAGGTATTGATAGATGATTTCACGCATCCAAGCGGCAGGTTTTTTGTTTTGCAACTTGGCATCAGCCAGGAACATTTGACCACGGTGTTCGTCTAGTAAAACCTGGATATAGACGCGATTGCCGTGGTTTGACGCCATGACCTAGTATTTAATAGGCCAATGTTACCACGTAATAGAGTTGTCAACTTTTTTCTTCCATGCAGTCGCTTGAGCAGAGCGTGCAGTGGTGCGTTGGCGACGAGAGCCTTGTCTGACTTCTCTAGCTCCCTCTAAAAACATTGCAGCTCTTTGGAGGTCAGCTGTTGTCGCCAGTTGAATTGCTTTGTTGAGGCGTTCCATGATGAGTTGACGCCCCGATTTCGGAAGAGGCATATTTCATCGCTCCAGCAAGCGTTTGATGGAACGTTAGCGCGTAGGTTTCAGTTAGCACAATCCACTCGCTTTGATGACGAAAGATTTGCACGTTCATTGGTTTTTATTGAACAAGTAATGCAGCCTCTTAAATTCGTGAATAGGTGTTGCTGTCAGAATACAAACCTCAACGTTGCAAGACAAAGCGTTAATAACTTGCCGCTCCATGTAATCCATATTGGATTCATAAGTGACTTGTTCAACGCTTAGCGGTTTGTTGTCCAGATCGAATGAAGTGAAGCGAGTTATTGCCAGTGGGCAATGCTCGTCATTGATCTGGCAGTATTGAAGGTTTACAGATCTAGTCCCCATGTTCTGGACTGAAGAGTGCGTTAAAGACTGTGGCAACAAGGCTTTCAGCCTGCTGCCTATCCAGACCATAGCTGGATCGACGACGTACCTTCGTAACAGCTTTATGAAAATCACTGGTTGTGAGTCCGAAGTGATTGGGTGGTTGGGAAAGGCGTTCACGAATCAATTCTGATCTGTGAATACCTTTTTCTCTGGCTTCAAAAGAGAGTCTTTCGATCAGCTCTTCTGGGAGAAGGGTTTCGACTTTTTTCATGCGTGGATGTTACTTACGCTTGGGACGTGTTTTGTTTTTTCGAGACGGTTTGATACGCGGCTTGACTGGCTTGGCTTTTATGCGAGCGATGGTCTCGTGATAGCCGGGTGGTTCTGGGACGCCTGAGCGCTCCAAGATCTCTGTCCAGTTCATCCCTCACGCGCGTATAGATGTCCAAGGTGTCCAGGGCGCTCCAAAAAGCAGTGATAGCAATGGATTAGACCCTGGACACTAGGGGTGGACAGGTTAGAGGTGTCCAGCCTCTTCGCTAGACATCTCAATCTCAACCGCTCCATCAAACAAACCCTGGACACCCTTGCCTTGTCCAGGGGTAGTGTCCAGGGGTAAATCCCGTTCCAGGACAGGGTTTGTTGGAACGGTGGACACTTCCTTCAACTCTCCGCGTGCGAGAACTGCTGTCCAATTCTTGACTTGTTTGCCTTCTGGGACGAATGAGACGACTAAGCCTCGCTTTTCAAGCCGTTGGAGCGATTTGTGGATGGCGGCTGGCTTGCCGTTGATGAGGTTGTCGCAGACGAGATCATCTTTGGTGCGGGAGTCGGGGTAGACGATGCGGAGCTTTTGCAGGACTCGATCAGTGACGGAAGCGGGGGAGGTGTTGGTCTCGTCCACTTCAGGGGTGAAGTCGGAGATGGTGAATGAGAGGTCGTCTTGCATCTGCATGACGAGTTGAGTGCCCATCCGACCGGAGCGTGACTTCTCAATGGTGATGAGGCGGCTGTGAGCGCCTACAACCGATTTCTCCTCGTCTGTGGGCTTACGGAGCGCCCAGGTTTCGTCTACGGCGTCTCTGATGGCTGAGGTGCCACGGAAGCCACCGTTCTTGTTGGCGTGGTGAACGATGAGGATGGTGGCCTTAGGGAAGAGAACACCGTTGTTCTTGGTCAGCCAGTACAGCGGAGTGGCGAAGTCAGACTTGTTCTCGTCAAAAGCTCGACCACCAGAGCAACCAATCAGTGAGTCGATGACCACCAGCTTGGGCTTGTGGGTCTTCATCAGCTTGATGAACTGGGCATAGCGCTGAAGCTGCCAGTCCGTCTGGATCATGCTGTCCTTGGTGATGGGGAAGTCCACCTCTTGCAGCTGTTCCTTGAGTTGAACGAGCGGCTGGTCGCCATTCAGGAGAACAACTGGCCCTTGTTGCACTGGAACGTGATTTCCACGGACAACGAAGGGCTTGCCGGTTGCGATGTGTTTAGCGAGTGCCCAGGCGGACATTGACTTGCCATCACCACCAGCGCCGTAGATCAGAACAACAGAAGGGTGGGGAAGAACATCAGGGATGAGGTATTCACGCTCGGTTTCGGTCTCCATCAACTCCTTAATGCTCATGATGTCCTTGGACTCCTCAAACGAGATCTGATCAACGATCAGCTTTTCGAGAGCAGTTTGATCCCTGTAGCCCGCTTGCAGAGCGAGGGTGTTGAGCTTGTAGTTGACCTCTGCGGGGTTATCGAGTTCAAGAATCTTTTTGGCACGGCGGATGACCTCATCAAAATCGAGAGTGGCCTGCCGAATCTCCTGAACTTTCTTTTCTTCAGCGGCCTTTACGATCTTTTTTGTGTCTTCCGAAAATCGATGCCTTTCTGGGTCGGCACGATCAGCCATCCAGATGAGGGTGCCTAAGCCAACTCCAGAGCCTTTAAAGGAGTACCAAGGGTCTTCACAGGGGTTCTCGTTATCAGCCCATTCAGAAGCGAAGTCAGCGTCTTCTGCGGACCAAGCTGACCAGAGAACAAGACCGTGATCGTTGGGCAGTGCGGAGTGGATTGCCATCCCGACTTTGACCCAATGGTCACGGGAACCTTTACCGCGAGGCGGAATGACCTTGAGGCAGTCCTGAATGATCTGAGCAACCTCGTCTTGAGTTCGATCAGTGAAGTCAAGGTCGCGTTTGATCATTGCTTTGGGCGGCTGTTTCATTTCCGCCAGCAACCAGTCTGGAGCCTGAGGAATATCTGTCAGATCTCCTTCTAGTTCGTATTGCCCTGGAACGGAGACTTTGCCACCGGGATAAGCGCCATAGATGACGCCTTGACGATGGGAGTTCCAGAGGATCTCGTAATCTGCATCGCCCAGACCACGGCCTTCTACTTGAGACCAGAGTTCTTCTGGAACGCGGAAGATGTATTTCGCGGCATTGGCCTTTGTAGACGTGACGCAAGGGGCGTTGTGGAGCGTCTGACCGTACTGCTTGAGGAGACGCTTGAGGTTGCGGTCTACGTCAAGGATGACGATGCCATTGCCACGGATGCCTGTGAAGACACCTACGGCTTTGAGGTCTGGGTTGCGTTGGATCGCGAGGGCAACGTCTGCCGGAGTGAACTTGTCGTCAAAGGAATCTTCCAGGGGATTTTTGCCGGTAGCAGAGCGACCGGACTTCATGCGAGCCCCTTTGGCGTAAATGGGGGCGTAGACGAGTCCCTCAGGGAGGTCGTTGACGAACTGGTTGAAGTTCATGTAGTATTTGAAACGAGTAGGACACATCCCGGAAGGCCCATTCATCGTCGGGCTTTTCCGGGATCTTTTTTATACTAGCTTATCTTGACAGGATGGCTAGCAAGCACTAGCTTACTGGAGCGTCAACCGACGCGAATACTCCAAAAGGAAACTTCAACAGGAAAATCCATTCATGAAGCTCTCTGCAACTTTTCTTGATGCAATCGAGAAAGAAAACGAAGGCGGTTCTTCAAAAGAGAACTACTTGCGTTACACAAAGTTGACGCAAGGTAAGCCTGCAAACTTTGCACTGCTTGAGCAAGACCCGCTCTGCTACTGGCTTGTCTGGGGCGAAACGTCTGATGGCAACTCTATGAAGCCATTCAGATTCCTTGAAAAGCCAAGCGATGAAGACATCAAGCTTGAGCTGGGCAATGAGTACACCCAGATGCTCAACTTTGATAAGACTGCATTGCGCAAGCCTGTCGAATGTTTGACTTGGCCGGTGTATAACTGGGACCTAAATAGTGTTCAAGTTCTTGAGGTCGCTCACATCTCTTTGAGCCGACAATTTGCTAAATATGGCTTGAATAAAAAGTACAGTAAGAATTTGCTGGACTGGGACTTCGAGTTGAGCAAGATTCAGGCTGACATGACCCGTTATGAGCTGTTGATCGTCCCCCGCGACGAAGACGAGCATGACGAAGGTCAGATGGCCAAGGATTGGAAGGCAGCTGAACGAGCTGGTTTCGACCTGAGCCGAATTGTCGGCGGTGGCGACCCATTCAGCGAAGGCTGATTTTGGAGCGGGGGCCTTGCGCCCCTCCTCTTTACATGTAAATTAGTTTTGGGGAGATGTGTCTATGGAACCACCCGAGACAATTACGACATTCATGGAAGACGGGTGCGTCTCTGTAACTGTCGGACATTTGACTGGGGTGGTTTCTAGCGCTCACCTTGTGGAGCCCAAAGAAAATCAGCTCCGTCAACGGTGGCTGGAAGAAAAAGCCATTCATGACAACTGAAGCTGATCCGCAGAACATTTTGGCTTCGCTGCGTAACTGGCAGCTGGAGCAGGACAACTCAGGACGATTCCGTGTTTACAGGGATCAACATGGGCAGATTTACCATTCAGTCACCCATATCCTGAAGAACACAGCCCCTCAATCACAGAAGGATGCTCTGGAGCGCTGGTCACAACGTGCTGGCAGTGGTTTGGAGCGTGACCTTGCTTGTGACCGTGGCACCGTTGCTCATGAGCATTGCGAGTATGTACTCAAGACCGCAGC